GATTATGCGGGAACATGGGCAACAAATAAAATCACCGTAAACCCCAACAGCGGCAAGATAAACGGATCTACAATAAATGCTTTAGTTGGGAATGCCAGAGAAACTGTAGCGTTCATATATGTTGACGCAACACAGGGTTGGCTGGCCTACTCAGGGTTCAATACATCCACCCCATCTCAAGATTACACAATCACTTATTTACTTGTTGCGGGCGGCGGCGGCGGTGGTGGTGGAAATGCCGGTGGTGGTGGGGCTGGCGGGTTGCTTGCAAGCACCTTTACCACAACTCCCGGCACAGTCTACACCACAACGGTTGGTGCGGGTGGTGCTGGTGGAACATCAAGCCCACAAGCAAGTGGTGGCGTTGGCTCTAACTCCTCAATCACAGGCCAAACATCCGCTGTTGGTGGGGGCAAAGGCGGTTATGGCGCAGGCGGCGCAGGTGGTTCAGGCGGCGGTGGCGGCAATACAGCATCTGCCGCAGGTGGCGCTGGAACATCGGGTCAGGGAAACACTGGTGGCGCAGGATCATCTACCGCTGCGGGTGGGTCCGGCGGCGGCGGCGGCGCAAGTGCTGTTGGCAGTGCCGGTTCTGGGCAGACAGGCGGCGCTGGTGGTGCAGGGACAGCCTCGTCCATAACTGGTTCATCTGTTACCTATGCTGGTGGCGGCGGCGGCGGCGCTGGAAATAACAGCGGCACCAAAGGAAACGGCGGCGCTGGCGGCGGCGGGGCTGGTGGTTTCGGCACAACAAACACGCCCAACTGGATTGGAACCGCAGGAACAGTTAATACAGGTGGCGGCGGTGGTGGTGGTGGCGGTCAGACCAGCGTTGGCGTTGGTGCGGGCGGTGCAGGCGGATCTGGCGTTGTCATTCTCAGTGTTCCAACTGCAAGTTACAGCGGGACAACAACTGGTTCTACAGCGGTTTTTGTTGGAGCTATAGCAACAACCACACTCACCGTTGCATCCGTCACATCCGGCACGATTGCCATTGGCATGGTTCTGTCTGGAACCGGCGTTACAACGGGGACAACCATTACCGCAGGCAGCGGATCGTCTTGGACTGTCACGCCTTCACAAACGGTTACGGCTGGAACAAGCATTACCGGATACAGCACGGTGGTAACGACAAGTGGGTCCAACACCATTCTTACATTTACGCAATCCGGCTCATATACGTCTTAAAGGAGCAATCATGCCGCACTATGCCAAGGTTTGCGACGGAAAGGTTCTTCAGGTTATCGTCGCCGGTCCTGAGTTCTTTGACACGTTTGTGGACTCGTCGCCCGGTCAGTGGCTACAGACCAGCTACAACACCCGTGGCGGGGTTCATTATGGATCAGACAACGAGCCAGACGGCGGCGTAGCCTTGCGTGGCAACTACGCCGGGATTGGTTACGCCTATGACGCTGCCAATGACGTGTTCTACGCGCCACAGCCGTTTGCGTCATGGATACTGAATCAGACGGCATGGCTCTGGGAGTCGCCTGTTGCGTATCCAGATGATGGGAAGATGTATCGTTGGGATGAACCTACAGTGGCGTGGGTTGAGGTTCCGCAGGTCTAACATTTTGTTGGGGGGCAAGATGACATTAAAAATAGCAGTCTACGCCATAAGCAAGAACGAGGCGCACTTCGTCGAGCGATTCTGCACGTCGGCAGCGGGCGCAGACATGATCATGATTGCCGACACGGGTTCGGACGACGGGCTTCCAGAAGAGGCGGCAAAGTATGGGGCAGTTGTTCACCACATTGGCATCAATCCTTGGCGGTTTGATCATGCTCGGAATGCTGCTCTTGCCCTTGTTCCTCGCGATATTGACGTATGCATCAGCCTAGACATCGACGAGGTTCTGCAACCCGGCTGGCGTGAGGAGATTGAACGTGTCTGGAAAATTGGTGTCACCACCCGCCTCCGTTACATGTTTGATTGGGGCGCGGGCATCGCGTTCTACTACGAGAAAATCCACGCCAGAAACGGCTACCACTGGCATCACCCGTGCCACGAATATCCTGTGCCTGACGGACGCATCACGGAAGTTTGGGCGCAGACCGACTTCCTCATTGCCGTCCACAAGCCGGACCCGACCAAAAGTCGCGGGCAGTACATGGACCTACTGGCTCTTTCTGTGAAGGAAGACCCCGCCTGCCCGCGCAACGCTTTCTACTATGCCCGCGAGTTGAGCTTTCATTCTCGGTGGCAAGAATCCGTTGACGCCTGCAAGGCATATTTGGCGCTCCCCCGGGCCACTTGGCAGAACGAGCGGTGCTACGCCTATCGCGTCATGGGCCGGTGTTATAACGAGCTTGGCAACGCATTTGAGGCCGAGAAGGCGTTCCAGATGGCCGCATCGGAAGCCCCCAACACCCGAGAACCGTGGTGTGAACTGGCTCTCCTTTGCTATCGTCAGTGCCGCTGGGAGGAGTGCTTTGCCTACGCCACGAGGGCGCTGCGCATCACCAATCGAGAGGCAGTCTACACCTGCGACCCCGAGGTCTGGGGGCATCAGGCGCACGACCTCGCTGCCATCTCGGCTTGGAACCTTGGGCTAAGGGACACGGCTATCAAACAGGGGCAGATTGCGGTAGATTTGGCCCCGCATGATGACCGTTTGCGGTCCAATCTTGGCTACTACCTTGGTGAAACTCAAGATAAGGCCGCATAATGGAAACGCAGTCGATTATGAACTTCATCAGCGTGTCAGCCATAGCTGTCGGCGGCTGGTTTGCTAGAGAGATATGGGGCGCGGTAAAAGAATTGCGCAGAGACCTCCACGCGATTGAGACTGATCTGCCCAAATCCTACGTCAGCAAATTCGATATGGACAAGCGCATGGACCACATTGAGACGATGTTCCAGCGCATCTATGACAAGCTGGACGGAAAGGCTGACAAATGAGCACAACGGAAGAGAAACAGGAAAAGTTCGCCATTGAGATGGCTGCGAGTGCCAGCAAGGGCGCACTGGTCGAGAAGATCACCTTCGCGGGTATCCCAATCCTGTTCTCTTGCGTTGTCTACCTCATGAGCGCCCTATCCGGTGCTAACAACGAAATCATCCAATTGAAGTCCAAGATCGCTGTCGTCGTTAACTCAGACAACAAGGCAATCCCTCCCCAAGGCACAACTATCGACATGGCGCAGATCCGCGAGAATCTGAGCGATCAAATCTCCAAGGTTGAGAAGGAGAGCGCCCTTGCCCGCGCCGCCATGACACTGGACCGTGAGCGTTCAATGTCTGCAATTGAGAAGAGCCGCATGGACATGGTGGCAGACGCTGCGGCTGCCCGCGCTTCAATCCGTTTTGATACGGCGCAATTGATTGCCGCGCTCGACAAACGCATCACACTGCTGGAAAAGGGAAAGTAGGATGGACTTACTGAAGCAATTTGGCCCCCTACTTGGTCAACTGGCCCCGTCCATCGCAACGGCTCTGGGTGGCCCGCTGGCTGGTGTTGCCGTCAAAACCCTATCCAGTGCCCTCTTCGGGCATGAAGACGGCACTGAGGAGCAGATCTCCGAGGCCATGGCATCTGCAACGCCTGACCAGCTTGCCGCCATCAAGAAGATTGACGCCGACTTCAAGGTCCAGATGAAGTCTCTGGACATCGACCTTGAGCGCATTGCTGCTGGAGACCGTGACAGCGCCCGGCAGATGCAGCGTGAAACCAAGGACTGGGTTCCCAAACTTTTGGCAATTGTCATTACAGTTGGGTTTTTTGGTATCTTGGTTTGGATGCTGGTGATGGGGATGCCGCAGACGGGCACGGAGGCGCTCCTAATGATGTTGGGCGCCTTGGGGACGGCGTGGACCGGCGTGGTCAACTTCTATTACGGCTCGTCCGCCGGATCTAAGGCCAAGAACGACCTCCTTGCTGCAAAGGACAAGTGACATGCAAGAGAATTGGGACGCCAGCTTTGAGATGGTGCTTGCTCATGAGGGGGGTTTTATAAACCATCCAAAAGATCCGGGGGGCATGACCAACTTGGGCGTTACAAAATCGGCTTGGGAAGGCTACGTCGGGAAGCCCGTGGACGAGGCCTTCATGCGCAAGCTCACGCCCGAAGTGGTGAAGCCCTTCTACAAGGCGATGTATTGGGACAAGATCAAGGGCGACCAACTCCCCAATGGCGTGGACTACGCCGCCTACGACTTGGCGGTGAACTCCGGCGTTGGCAGG